ACGTTACGCAGTCCTTTGCCATCGCCACGGTTAGGCGTAGCTGTGAAGCCCACGATTTCTGCATCAGGGTTATCTTCCTTAACTGCGTCGATAACCCGAACATATGTATCTGCTGCAGCGTGGTGGCTCTCGTCCACGACGACCATATCGAATACAGGGCGATCCCGTAGATTGCGTTCGCGTGAAATTGTTTGCACCATAGAGAACACGGCACTACCGTCCCAGTTTTTCATGGTGCCGTTTACGATGCTTGTTGTGATGTACGGGTTGATGCGCTCGAACTTGGATTTGTTTTGATCAACAAGTTCATCTCTGTGCTGCATCACGAGAATCTTTTTACCATCTTCGAATCTACGCCCAATGAGAGCGGACATCATAATGGTCTTACCTGCGCCTGTGGGGGCGACTACGATTGTATTGCTGTGCTTGTCGAGTGCTTTACATGCATCATCGACAGCCGCCTCTTGATAGGGGCGCAGTAACATGTTGGGACTCCATTTGATCTAGAAAGTGAGGGGGTATTTGGCCCACGGCCCCCTTTCCGTGGTCTAGCAGGTGCGGAGTGACCTGTGCCGCTAGATATTACCGATTAGCCCAACTTGGTGCTGCACCTGTTGCCTGTGGTTGAGGCGTTGGTGCTTGCGCTGCCGCTGCAGGTGTCTGCATGACTGGTGCTTGACCAGATGGTATAAAATCCTTTTGATTCGGCGTAAGGGCTGCTGTTAGCTTGTTGCTATCAGAGTAGCCATTGTTGCCTTTCTTGATGCCAACTTTAGCGCAAATCTCCATTCCATTCAAGTCCATGACACCTGAGATGTTTCGACGCTGCTGCGCCTCTGGTGACATGTCGCTTGGATCAAGACTATTTGCGCTTTCGATGATTTGACGCAATGTCTGCAAACCAATCTCTTTGGCCTGTGGGATACCGCTCTGGCCCATCTTGTCGCCATCGACAAAGATGCGATCCCAGAACTTACGGCGATCATGTTCGCCGCCCACGATTGTGAACTCTAGTTCCATCCACTTGGCTTTTGATGATTGTGATTGCTTGAACCACTGACCTGCGCCGAACTCTTGAAGTTCGATGTCGCCCATCTTAACGACGATTACGGCACGGCATACTGTACCTGCAGGGATTAGAGTGCGCTCCATTTGTGGTGCGTCTGATACGGGTGCATTATTTAGATTAAGCATTTGCGATTTCTCCTTCGCTAGAATTTTGAGCATTTGGATCAACAAAGTCCAAAGGACGCTCTGATTGCAATGGGCCTGTTGACATCTTTGCCATCAGTTTACCCAAGTGCGGTTCTTCCAATGTGTCGAGCCTACCAGACCGATCCTTGGCAGGGTAGCCCCATTCGTTTAGGGCACCGCAGACGAAGGCACGAAACGGTCCATTATCTCCCCCGAGAACAGCCATCGTGATCACTTCGTCTACGATTCCCGGCAATTCGCGTCCAGTCTTACTCCCCTCGATCTGGAGTGCGTATTGCTTTCTGCCATAATCATCGGTAACTTCGTCTAGGATGCCGACGAAAATGACATTCTTTTCGCGAATATGCTGCAAGTGTGTAAGCCATGCCATCATTTCGCGACCGTGCATGCCATAGGCCGCACGAGTGTCCAACTTGCCAGTCCTATCGGATCGTGCTTCTGGCTGTTGTTGGCACCACTGAAAACATAGGCGACCTGCGACTGTGATTGAGTCAACAAAGATCGTGCTGAACTTCGCCATAATCTCTTGAGGATCGCCATATGTTTGCACAACGTAATCGTAATGTGCTTGGCTATATGGCTGATCCTCTGACAATGATGGGTTTGGCCCACCAATGTAGCATGCAAAGTCACGGCATTCTGCCCATGTTTGAGGACGGATAACGTCGATGGGGTATCCTTCGATAGCCGCATCACCCGCTTCTAAGTCCATAAAGAGTGTTGTGTTTGGCTCTAATGTACGAGCCAATGTTGTTTTGCCTACGCCGCTTGCGCCACATACAACGATCTTATGACCGCGCTTTTCTGCAAGACGCTGTTCGGCTGTGATAATTTGTAAACCCATTAGTCCACCTCTTCGATTGTGAAACCACCAACCTCTACCGTGCGGCAAGGCTCCAATACTTCTTTGATTGAAGGTGGTGCTGTTGTGTACTTACGCTCTTCTACTGCGAGTGTAAGTTTGCCATAATGACGAGCTTCGTTCTCAGGCATTTCCTGCAATGCTCTGCCAAGTTCGTCTTGATCCCACGTAACTTTCTTGCGGACAACAGCTTTGAGTTTTCTGTTGCCTGCCACGATGTACGTGGTGCCAAAGTCTTTGCCATCTGCGCGTAATGCGTCACGCGCTACAGATAGCCACATATCTGAGATTTGTTCTTCAACGTCTTTTAACTCTGCACGTAGCTCGGCTACGATGACTTTGAGTTCATCTCGACGTTCGAACAGTTCATTACTGTCCATGTCAGTCTCCGCGTTAAATTTTTCTAGAGACTTAGACTTAGTAAAGTATGGGATTTATGTCAACTACTTTTTTTGGAAAGATAGATTTCGATGTTGTGAACGGCCTTCATCAACTTCTTTTTTAGTTTAAATTCAGGAGTTTCCACGCCCTTGGCATCTTCGACAATATGCTCCCAGTTGCCTTCAGCGTCTTCTTTATCGTACCTAAAATCCGCAACGTAGGTGCAAATCTTTTGGCTGTTGACTGTGATTAAGAAGCGTGGCTGCAGTTCGAGATTCTGCACACGACCCGCCTTTTCGAGAGACTTTAGATATAAGTACCGCTGCGATTCCCACTTGGAATCAAATGTAATCCCATCGACCACTGTCTTTTTGTTGCCGTACTTCGACCTTGACCTTTTAAGTTTGGGATTATATGTTGGTTTTGAGTACATTATGGGAGTTATGCTAGTGCCTAAACCATCGAAATACAAGTCTATAGGTGTCAGCACAGACACTTATGAGAAAATAGTTCAAATGGCGGAGAAAGAACGCCGCAACATTTCGCAGCAATTGTCGCTGCTTGTTGACCGTGAGTATGAATCTTACGGCATGACACGACAGTCCGCCCCTGCTCGTGTTATCACAGGCGGACTATCCGCAATCATTGAAGACTAAAGAAGCCCTGCGCTTCCAAGACCCCCTAGTAGCGTAGCGGCTACATAGGGGTTTCTTTTTGCACGTTCACGCAAGCTCTGCTGCTGCTGAAGAATGCGCGGGTCTATTGTTCGGGTTATCTGCATATCTCCTGCAGTTACCGGGGGAAGTACTTGTGGAACAGTTGCTCGGCTTGTGCGTGGCTGCTCCGGGGGAGTTCCACGAACCTGCTGGGGAGAAGTGAGTAACTGACCCAAGCCCTGACGAGTTGCTACCTGACCACGATTAATCGCTCCAAGTGTAGCACCTACGCCTTTTACGGCCCCTGCTGCCCGTTGCGTTAATGGTACACCTTCACCAGTAACTTGTGCTGCTGATTCATTCAGTGCTTGCGTTAGGCTTTGTGCCGCTGCCTGTGGGCTTGTGCGACCCGCCTTAACTTCTAGCGCACGGCGCATAACTGTTGGGTTGTTCATCATATAGTTCAACACACGGAAGCGACCCGCTTTGGGGATGTTCTTCATTGGGTTTGTGAACTGACCTGTACGAATAGCGTCTGCAGCTAGTGAGCCTGCGCCTCTTGCTCCTGTGTCACGCAAGAAAACAAGATCATCTGCTAATTGTTTGATGTCTTTGACTGCCTGCTCTCCAAGAACCTTGTTCAGCATTTCTGGCTTGTAAGAGTCCAGCGCGTTACGAAGAGAGTAAGCTGCTTTTTCGTTAATGAAGATGTCTTCGTCTACAGAACCAAGAATATCATTAACAATTGTTCGTCTTATTGTGTCTTGAGCTTCCGGGCTGTCATCAAAGAACTTCAAGATGCGGTTCATTTGCGCACGGGTCATGTTGCGATTTGTGATCGCCGCTGCTGCTTCTTCTGGGTCTAGGTTGCCAGAGTTCAAACGGCGCAAGATGCTAGATTGAGATGCTTCTTCTAGCCCGACCTGTGCATCACGAACGCTACGCAGTGTTTGAACAATGCCTGCGTCTGGGTTCTGAGCCACGATGCGCTGTAGCGTTGCGTCATCAATCTTTTTAACGCCACCGTAAGCCAATGATTTTGCTAGGTTTTGAACCTCACCCCACTGATCACCGAACAATAGCTTACCAGTTTTGTCTTTGTTCATACGTTTGATTTTACCGTAGAACTGAACACCGTTAAACTTCGTTGGGTCTGCAAAGTCTTTGTTAGAATCAAGCAGTGCTTCGTCAAGATAACGCTTTGCTAGGTCTTGCCGAACCATATCTTGTCTTTGTTTTCCTGTTTCTATAATCCTTCCAGATGCATCTTTTATATCTTTATTAGCTGCAGCTAACGCAGCTTCAATTCGCGCTGGGCTTTGAATGATTTTGTCGTAGTTGCGACCAACTTCCAGCTTAACGTTCACTCCCGGTTCGCCAAGATTCCGAACAATTCCTAAGTTCTCTAGGCGATTAAACATGCGCATCTCTGCGCGATATGCTTTGTTTGCATCTTGCAACAAGCTCATAGCTGTACGCATTTTAGATGCATTACCAGAGCCACCAATGCCAGTTAGCTTGACGTTCCCACTCAGCATATTGTCAACGTTGTTGCGCAGATCGACCAAAAGACGGCGAGGCGTAGTATCTGAGATACTTAGGCGTGGGTCCATCAAAGTATCTTGAATGTTTTTACGCAGCGCACGAAGACCGTTGAATGAAGTAAATCCTACTTCTGATCCTTTGTTCACAAGATCGTTAATCTGTGCGCCAATCGCAGTAAACTCATCAGGTGCCGTAGATGCTGCACCACCGTACCTGCTATCAATCACATCATCAAAGCGTGTTTTTAGCGCACGAATGTCAAAGACTGGAAGTTCCCCACCTTCAACCTGAACTGTTCTACCATTTATTGTGATAGGGCCAGTGATTTCTGCAAGTTTGTCATCAACAGCCTTGTAGCTAGTATTTGCGCCTTTCGCGAACTCATCATAGTTATACATGAGAACATCAAGCACAGCGTCATCAATCTCAGTACCCTCTTTCGTTGACTTTGTAAGAAGGGAGATTGTCTCATCAATCGCTTTCATATGCGCTTCTTGGGCATCATCTAACGCACGTTGCAACTGATTTGCCTTGTTTGGTGCGGAATCAGCAATGACTTTCGCAAGATCATCAGTGGTTGCGCCTGCGACAATCTGTCCAGATTCATCCATGATGCCTGCTTCCTTCAATAGTTTTTCCTTTTTGTTAAGGGCAAAAACTACGTTCTGAACTGCACGTTTTTCTTTTCCTGAGATTGCTTCTGCGATTTGAGATGCACGAGATACCGCTGCAGGCATACCCGCTGCTTCATAGCTTGGCATACCGCCCTCATCCATGATCCGCAGGGCTTGTTCGGCTTGTGCCTGACCTAGCTGACGTTCACCTTGACCTGCCGCACGAGCAACGGCACTTGCACCTTTGCCTGCGCCCTGAATCAAAGCTCGACCTGCTTTGAAAGTACCCATCGTAACAAGGTCAATACTACCTGCCAAGGCACCTTCGATAGCTGCTTGCTTGGCAACTTCAGTGCCAGTTTGCTTCTGCAGTCCAAGAATGTTTTCTAGACCTTCTTCAAGAAGCTGACCGCCTGCTGCACCTACACCCGCGCCAACTGCACCACCGATAAGAGTTGGCGCACCTATGATACCACCGATGATAGAGCCGATTGTTTCAGGAGCTAGACCCGCAACGTCTGCAAGGTCACGACCAAGACGGAAGCCCTCTTCTTCAATGATAAGGTTCTTCTCAATTGGTTCGTAGCCTAGCTTTGCCTGACCTTCAGGGGTCAATGCCAAGCGACCTTTAGAATCTTTAGTAAAACCAGACTCACCAACCTTTTGACGCAGTAGGTTTTCTTTTTCTTGTGGCGTTTCCATGAAAGAAAGAGCCGCACGAATGCCACCCTTTGCACCAGTGGTATAATCAAAGTTACCTAAGTCTTTACCAGTGGATGATGAACTTAACTCTTCAAAAGACTTCGGACGCGCCATGCCTAAAGAACTACCGCGAGACTGAGAAGCACGAAGTTGCCTTAACTCTTCAAGAGGCGTTAAAGACTTTTCTTGAGACTTTCGGATAGCGGCAAGCTCTTCTTGTGGAGTCATTTGTAATCATCCATTGTTAGAGGCTGTTCACCTCTGGCTTTTCTATTTTCGTTGATCATTTCCAACTCAGCCTCTGTAGGCATATCGCCCTGCGCAGGACCAAACTTAATACCTGCGTTTTGTTCCATCCAACTAACCGCACGATCAAGATTTTCTTGTGGTTTAAGCACAGTCAATTTGTAAATTTCTTTAAGTTTCTTCTTGATTAACTCTGCGTCACCTGATGCAAACGAAATCTCACCGACAAGCTGTTCAACACGCTTACGGTCATTGTCAGAAAGAGTCTTGCCAGATTCTTGTAGAATGTTGGTAGCCTCTCGAACGGCAATTTCTTTCAACATTGTACGCGCTTTTGTAATGTCAGTCGGTTGGTCGCCAACATCAATTCCCAAGTTACGCATCGCAGTGAATACTGTGCTAACCATTTGTTCAGGTATGCTAACACCGCTATCAATTGCAGAAATCAATTCTTCAAATTTTGCAGCACCTGAGTTAATGCTTTGCTGTAACTCTCCAAAGCGACGAACAACCGTTTCAGGTTTTTCTGCAATTTTAAACGCAGTCGGTGTCAAACCTTTATAGTTTGGATCAGCAGATGCAGCTAAAACTTGCAACTCAGGCGGAACATCATCAGCCTTACCGCCGATCAAAGATACACGCTCATATCCTGACCACATATCGCCAAGATCAACACCCTCTGCACGTTTTTCCAAGATAGACATACGGTCGGATGCGTCAATAAACTCATATTGACCCGCAAAGTCTTTGTTCTCAATCAGCTTATTAAGCTCGAATGGGTTTAGATCGACAAACTCGCCATCATCAAAGTTCGCAAACTCTGTTCCTTTGCCGCCCTTTTTGTAAACCCAATACTTGCCACGCTTTTTGCCTGCCAAGTCTGCAGCTTCATCCTTCGCGCGATCTGAAGAACGAGATTCTAGCGCATATTTACCTGCAGCAAGCACCGCAGTTTGCGCTTTCTCTTTTGCTTTCTCCAATGCAGGCAATGCAGCAGAACCAGCTTTACCAACTGCGCTCAACATACGACCCACATTAAAGCCTGATCCGGCGCGGTTTTGCATCAGTGCTAGTCCCAGCGCCATCAAAGCCGAACTTTTGTCCACCTTACCGCTGATATCTACTCCGGTAGCTTCTGCAAACTCTTTTTTATATTCATCAAGAGTGCGTTCTTTTTTGTCAGGTCCAGCACCGCGAACAGAGTTGATGAAGTCATCCATTGCGCCAGCAAAGGTTTCATCAAGTGCTTTCTGCACATTCTGTGGGTCGGCCCCGACCTCTGGCATCATACTTTCAGCAATCTTTGCTTCTTCTGCACGAAAGTCTTCTGCGGTTTGTGCCTTTGCTTTTTCAGCAATGATAGATTGCGCTGCAGCTTCATCACCCGCGCCTTTGCCAGATTCAATTTTGTTCAATTGCTCTGCAATTTGATCAAGAGGGCTTAGTTCATTGGCTCCAACGCCCATCTCCATGGCGGGGCCAAATGGATCACTATTTAAACCAGTTCCTATTCTAGCCGCTTCGTAATCACGCATTTGCTGTTTGCGCAAATCAGACATCTTAGATTCTGGACTCGCAAACAAATCAGTTGCTTGATTTCTTTTTATTTTTTCATATGCAGTATCTAAACCACCAAGCCTTTTCGCCAATTCAGTTTATTCTGATTCACGAAGGTCTTGTATATACTCAGCAGCCTCTTCTGGCATGTCTGAATATAATTTTCTTGTTTTAGCAATTTTCTCCATCAGTCCTTCTGATGAAAAAATATCGCCGGGGCGTTTTAAATAACCAGTGCTAGGACCAAGACCCGGACCTTCTTCCTGAAACATAAGCCCAAGGCCAGAATTTACGGGTCTAGTTGTGGTTCTTCTCGCCATAATTGTTCGCCTTATGCAGCTTGGTTAATGCCCTGAAGCGTAGTGTATGCGCCAAGGCCAGACAAGAACGGGTTAGGTGCAGGAGCATAGTTCTGCTGCGTTTGTGAGTAGACGCTTGCTGACGGAGTTCCTGACAGCGCACCGTATGCGTATGTATACGGTAGCAACGCTTGCTCCGTTGGACGCTGATATTCTTGACGCGCTGTGTCGATCATTTGCTGACGATATGCACGTTCTGCCTCGCCTACGCCTGTCATAAACGCTAGGTCTGCAGGTTGTAGTGCAGAGTAAACGCGACCAATATCGGCTGTTGTACCTGCTAGAGAGCCATATTGACCGCCAAGTGTGCCATACTGTCCGCCAAGCTGACCGACTGATTGACCAAGGCCACCCATCAAGCGACCTGCTTCTAAATCACGAGTTTGTGCCTGTTGGTACGCTTGAGATGATGCCGCTAGAGCTTGTTCGTAATTCTTAGCACGTAGGTCCGCTGCAGCTTTTGCCTTAGCGTCTTGAATGCTGCGCTCAACTTCTGCAGCCTGAATGCCTTGGCGAGAGCCGCCGAACGCCCCACGGCCTACAGCTTCTGCTGACGCACGTTGACGCGCTACGTTGCCCTGACGTTCGATGTCTTTTTCGACTTCCTGAAGTACGCCAGTTGTATATGGAGACATGTACTGAGACACATACTGTGACGGATCATACATGCCACGGCCTGCTTGAACCGCTTCTGACGCAGGCGCAAAGTATCCTTGTGCTGCTTCAATTTGACCAAGACCACGACCAAGCGCACCTAAACCAGCTTCTGATGCTGTACCTGCAGTGGTGAAATAATCACCATAACGCTGCATGAAGTCTGGAACGCCATCGTTGTTTGCGTCTTCCACAACGTACTGTGCAGCAAATGTTTCTGGTCCAAGACCAGTAATTGCGCCAGTTTCTGGATCACGACCTTGCTGACCTGCTAGTTTATAGGGTGCTACCTGAAACAAAGCAGGGTCTTGAAGAAGACCCCCTGCTAAATCGCCATCTGTTTCAGTGCCAAATATTCCGCTGAGTAGAGCTTTTTCAAGGCGCTCAATGTATTCGGGACGGCGCTGGATCGTTTCCGTTGTGTAGGTATCTTCAGCCATAATTGTTCGCCTTATTCTCTAGTTGATTCATCATGGCGTATGCTTTCTCAATGCCACGATTTGAATCACCGTTACCAAGACCCTTTACCGCGTCTTTCGTTAGGACAAATTCACCTGCCATTAGCATAGCAGGAACATCATCCTTTTGACCAGAACCTTCTGACGGCATGATGCCACCGTTACGGCGAGGGAAATATTGCCCGTCAATGTAGCCACCTGCAGCTAGTCTGCGGGGGATGTTAATACGAATGTCTCCTTCGCCACCAAAGGGACGAGAACCCATGCCAGTGCCTAGCTGCTCATCTTGATCAAATAGTTTAGAGCCAAGACCAGATACAAGTGATGTAGCTAAAGCCTCACCAACGCGAGAGTTCAAGAGACTTGCCATTTTGCTGTTTGGATCGACCAAACCTGCATCAACAAGAAACTTAGCGTATCCTAGTGTGCCTTCGCCTTGCTTGAATACTGGGGCAACTTTAGAAATAGCCTCTGTCGCCTGCTGCCCTAAAGCCTTTCTGGTTGCCGCTTCTGCAAGCTGACGATCAACGCCTTTGTCAACCATTGACTGTGCGGCTTGCGCTACTTGACCACGACCCATTCCTGACGCTGTTGTTTCAGCACCACCACCAAACAAGTTTCCTAGATTCAAACCATCAGAGCCAAGCCCTTGCTGCAAGGCTGTAAACATCAGCGCGTCTTTTGTGTCGCCACCAAGTAGCTTTGATGTAACGGCGTTCGCAGCTAGATTGGTAAGGAAGTTCCCACCAGTCAAACTACCAAGACCCTTCAGGATTTTATCAAACATTGGAAGCTCCAAGTATCATTTATACTTTTTTAACACACTATTCGCAGATTTCAAAGGGCACAGCATATCTTACGACAACCAACCATAAATCTTTTTAGTCTTCTCAATACGGTCATCTAACCCATGATAACCACCATTTACACGCCTTGTGATCTTTTTAATCACATCATCATTAACGCCTTCATCAGCGATCTTGAATAGATTGTTGCGTTTAAAAAACCATAGGGCACTTTCAAACGCATAATCTGTAGCAACAAGATCAGGCTCCATCATAGCATCGGGCAACCGCATCTCTGACGCAAAGGCACGATAATTTGTACGGCCTGTGCATTGTAAAAATCCGCGACCACGGAAGCGAAATCCATCTCCCTCTTCGACGTTACCAAGAGCACCTTTTTTACTACGGTTCTCATCCATGTAGACATAGTTGGCAATCTTTTCTGGGTTACGAGCGTATTTCGCCGCGTCTTCTTTTCCTTCACCGAAATACCGCCCAAAGACAGAGTTAAGGGCTTTTTCCGAATAGTTTAGATTTTCTTGGGTTAACTTAAAGTTACCGCTTTCATGCGCTGCTTGACCCAACAAATGTGCGCCACGCTCTGGTGACAGATCATAATGCTTTGCTATGGCCCGTGCTGTATTAGGGCCAAATGCGCCATCTGCCGCTACACCGCAACGCGCCTGTAGAGTTTTCATCGCATCTGACATTACTTTTTACCCCCAAAGAATTTAGTTGCTGAACGCACGGCGAAACTGGCACTCACGATTACACCCAAGGTATATTGGTACCATTGCGGCATTACTTCCAATGCGGCAAACCCCTCTGCAACGACTGTACGACCCCATTCACCAGTGAATACTAGGATCAATGGAATGCTGAACAGAATAACAAGATATTCGTCCTTCCAGCTAGACTGCGAACCTTGCGCCATAATGCGCTCCCAATCCGCAACAGATGTTTCTTTAGAAAGCATAATCTTGGCTTTGGCTTCCGCTTCCGTTAGCTTTAGCTTTGCGGACGCGGCTTGCGCATCGGCTTTACCCTTGAGCCATCCACCTGCAAGTTCTGTTATTGGCCCTATCAGTGCTTGTAACATTTACTTCCCCCCTGCCATGTTAGAGAAGCCAAAGTACGCTGCGGTCACACCAGATACTGCAACGACATATACTGCTGCTATGTCAGCAAGTAATTCAGAGGCTTGAACTAAACCTAGATATGAAGCCAAGATAATTAAAAACGGGTATCCAATCATTCCAGACAGGGCAAACCATGTCATTTTAAGTTGAGCATCACGTTTGTGGTCAGCGTCTTCCATTTTGCGCCGACGATCTTCCAGCATGATCTCCCGCTCATCTGGATCAATCTTTCCGTTTTCGTTTAGGTCGTAGCTTTCCTTGTTCATAACATCGCTCCGCTATCCTTTTATGGGTGGTAATTATAACCACTTTTCCGTTTTTGTATACACACCACACATTTGGCTTAATTTCGACTAACTCCAAAGCAGTGGACCGCTTGCCCGTCATTCTTAACCATTACCTCTGCTTTGACCTTTTCCTTGTTGCAGTGTGCTTCAGTTCCATAAACACCAAGCTGATAATACTGGAACTGACCGTCCATAAAACTAAGCCATACAAGTATCCACATTACCAACGCCCTCTCGCCTTGCCGACGATGTAAACAGCAACTCCAAGAATTACTCCTCCAACAACAAATGCTGTAAGGCCGACTGCCCAGTTTATACAGTTGTCTATGAACTCTTGTTTTCGATAAGCTGCTTCCTTGCGAATACGCCGCTGCTCTGCCTCAATTCTGAGGACTTCATCCCACGCTGAAGGGCCATACACAAAACTGATATGGTCCTTAATTTCTTTGCGCATTTGTTCCATTTTGCGCTTCTGATTCCAAATCAAGATCGCAGTTTCCTCATCGGAACCCTTGAACGTCTTCTCCCACCAAGGCGGATTTTTCTGACGCTCTTCTAATCTATTGAAATCACTAAACGCTTGGCCCCACGTTGCTATTGTGTTGCCCATCTCTTGAATGTCTTTGCCTGTAGAAATAGCTGCTTTGAGCGTTTTATACGCTCCTGTTGCAAGTGCTACGCAGCTAACGGGGTCCATGGCTTACGCCTCGCCAGATATGGCCTCTGGCGCAGTTACGGAAATACGAACACCCTTTGCCTCAGAGCCTGTCCAGTTATTGCCACATTGTGGGCAATTACCATCAGGGTAAGACGCAATTTCTTCGGGGGTATCAACCGCGTTATCGCAAGAAGCACAGTGGATTAAATCTTGGCTAGTAGACGGCTTCCACTTCGAACCGTTCGCCATTGTTAGAATAGTATCACTCATGTTGTTGTCACCGTTACTGAACCAACCGCACCCGTACCTGATGATCCACGAGCATGTGGAACATTTGTTCGGGTAATTTTTACAAAACCATCTTGCTGGAATAATGCGCCCACTTCTAGGCCACTATCGTCAGTCTGCAAGTCAGTCAAAGTTAGCTTTGTCGCACGTTCTTCACCCGGGTTTTGCTGCTGCTGCATATATGTAGCAAAACTCCGCGTTAAGTTTGCGAAGTATTGCTGATCATAATTAACTGGGGGGACCGCAAAATATGGAAGAATCTGATTTCGAGACATTACCGCCTCCCGTCAGGTCTTATATCCAACCTTGGCGAACCTAAACGCCATCCTACGCCAGAATCATCAGACTCAATTCGCATAGCAAAGCTACGTCCACGCAACCTCAAATGGACTTGATCTGTGAATTGCTCTACAGGCACAGATGCGGTCTTTGTAACTGTCTTTTCGTTTGACTGAAGGTACACACCGCCGGGGAAGTTTCGTGTCTTGATAGTAAAGTTCGCACTCGGGCTAGATGCTGTAGAATCTCGGAACGTCAGGTCGGGAATTAGACGTTTGATAAATGCAAACTGATCGCCATCGCCAATATCAATTTGACTAGATTCAATGTACGCAGTGATTGCTGAACCGTCTGCATCAAATCCAGTCTCTTGAGTGTATAGGTAGTTGTTTGGACCCGCAGCAATTGGATTATCATAGATACCACGATCCATCCAATATGTACGAGGCATTGTGCCGTAGTACCAAATTTGCTGTTGATAGTTGTAAACTACATAGCGATCATTTGTTTCACTGCCAGATGATGGGTAGAACCACCAGACTTCAGAGAATGCAGTGTTAGTAGCCGCAACCACCTTTTCGCGCTGCAACAGATTAAAGTCGCTAAACACATAGTCACGAACGCTACAGGGTATACGCTGAACTGTACCACCAAATGCATAGAACTCGTTTAAGCCCATCCAAAAGACGTTATCCTCAACAGCAACCGCAGAAAGCGGACCCATTGTTGTGACGTTTTCAGAGATGTGGTTTACACCAAAAGTAAAGGGCGGACCCAAATATTGCATGGCGTACAAGCTGTCGTCGGTAAATACGAGAATTTGCTGACGCGTTTCTACGGCTGTAATGATTTCAGAACCAGAGCCAAGGCGCAGTTCACCTGCTGTGTTATCAGGGCGTGTTTCCCAATCTGTTAAGTTTTCTTGACTTGAAAACCTAATAATCAAAGGGTCTTGTACACCGGGATTACCTTCTGGATCGCAGCCAAATGCAATAACGTGACGGTCACGATCAGATACCAAAATCTGCTTTGCAATCGTTGGTGCTTTGTTAGACCCTGCAAGAGAATCCAAGCTCACCGCCCGTGATGTAAGGCCACCTGTCTTGTCCCAATAGTAAATGCCGCCGTTGCGGACATTCATAAGCAAATCTTCGCCAAAGTTATCGTGTGACCAAATACGCAGTGTGTTTGTCACGATAGGCGTAGTAGCCGCCGATCCCCACGCGCCACGGCCCCAAGTGCCAACGCCCCAACCTGCACCAGTTGCAGTGGTGTCTAGGCCAACACTAACCTGATATGCAGCAACGCAAGATGCGCCACCGTTGCTTGTGTCAGAGCCATCTGCGTCAACCTCTGTCGGGGCTAACACGCCGTCTACAGTAATATCAGAAATAGTCGTACCCGCTGTACGTGCTGTAATCGTGTAGTTGTTGTCATCAATCACGCTGACAACGTAATATTCTTGGTTCAGAACATCCGCTGTAATATTGCCGCCAAGACTTGTAGCACCGCTGAAAGTCATAAAGTCGTTGACCACGCAGCCGTGATTTAGGTCTGTGACGGTAATTGTGGACGATCCGCTTGTAGCAGAAAAGGTTACATCACCTGCCGCAGTTGTGTTGCGAATAGGTGTAATGTCGTAAAACAAGCCACCGTCTTGGTTGATGTAGTATTTCAGTGATGAGCCAATACCAATCAAACGGCTGTTATCTAACGCCACCCAAGGGTGCATGGCACGGGCAGTACCTAGATATGAAGCTGTTGCAAACTTTGTCCACCCACCAATCTTCTCAGGCATACCAAAGCGAAAGCGTACTTTGTCTACATCGTACCAACCGCCTTCGTTGGTATACGAGGTGGTTTCTCTGTTTACTCCGGGCTTAAACTGTAGCTTGGTTAGTGGCATGGCACCACCTATGCATTCAGAGCAGTAAGATCATCCCAAACACGTTGAGCATGTGCAGCCGCGTCGAAAGCAACAGTTGCATCTGGATCATTTGGGTCTGGGTCTGTCCAGCTATTCGCTGTCGCTTGTGTTGATAGGTAGCTTTGCAAGTCTGCTTGTGTGGCGATTTCTTCGATTGCGTCAGATGTATCCGCGCCATCCGCTGAAATGCCAATCATAATCCAGTCTTGCGGGGATGCTGTGCTTGGGTCTGCAACCGCATACATGCCGCCTGTTGATTGTGGAACGCCAAACTTTAGCCAAGCTGGGATAGTCCCATCAGCTTCAAGTCTGTATTTTACAACTTTATGAGCCATCAGTTTGATCCTCTAATTGTGGGGTGTTCGTCAAAGATGTTTCGTCTAATATAGCAAATCCACGGCTTTCTGCAAAGGCACTTGGACAATGCGCCCATTTCTCTGCGCAAGCCTCTAACCACGCTACTGTGTGGTGATGCTCTGGTGCCTTGCCTTGCTTGATTAGCTCGTTTTCCCATTGAAGGTATGAATAGACTTCCGCTTGCGCCTGTGCTGCGTTGATGCCCAAGTCAAACACATAGATCAGGTTGCCCTCGTCTATGTTGCCGCCACGACTACGCGCTGCGTTTAGAGCCTGTTTCATACAGGTCATAATGTGATATTTGACTTCTTCACGCTCGTAATCTTCTTCGGTCAGTTCCTCTTTACCAATCTTCTTCATGAGGTTTTCATACTGATTGCTAAAGAAGTTTAGCTTGCGAACCGCACCTTCGACGTAGCCACGGGATGACGCGGCTTGCGCTTCCATCTCGTTAATCTTGATTTCTAGGTGTTCACGCTCAAGATCGTCTGTCTCTTTTGACAGCTTGCGTTCTAGCTTCTTGAGTTTGACCTCATTCTTTTTCATGCGGAAGTAGCCCTCTTGCAGGGCTGACTTGGTTTTCTCAATCTCCGCAAGTGTATGCTTGATAGAACGAATAGGTGTAATTGCAGTAACGTCCAACGTCACCGACATCATCTGCGAATGCGACTTGTAGAAGTTGCTAGACGCTTGGCGTATTGCAGGGGCTTTCTCCGCAATGTTTGCCAGCATAGATTTATATTCAGGCTTCGCCGCTGGAAGCTGAATGTCTATATCTTGCGTGACTAGATGTGTTTCTTGTGTTGTGTCTTTTGGCAATGTCATTCTCCCTATGCTGCCTGTGATGCCTCAAAGCCCGAACTTACGCCAGTGTTAAAAGAAACGCTTTGTGTCAAATCAGCAAAATCAACCCCATTACCCAGTGTGCCAATGGTTAATGACTGTATTTGATTTGTATAGCCTGTACTTCCGTCACTTCCCGCTGCCACTAAAGCCGTTGTCGAATTTGCCGCTGTTCCCATATACCATGCTGCATAAAGAAGATCGCCAAAGTCTGCGGCGTTTCCTGTTGAGGCGATTGTCACATAATCAATAGTATTAATTCTAACACTTGTACGCCCCCCGCACCAAAGTCCTCTGGTTGCATTGCCAGTAGAAACTACCCCATCTCTGGCAACCGTAAGATCGCCAAAGTCAGTTGCGTTTCCAGTAGACGCTATGGTGACATAATCAATAACGTTTGTGTCAGCAGATGTAGCAAAACCGCCACCAAAAACACCTCGCGTAGATGACGAACAAGTGCCACCTGCTTCACCGCGTGCGACTGTCAAATCTCCAAAATCTGTACCGTTTCCAGTTGAGGCTATAGTTACATATTCAATTGTATTTAAATATGTAGTCGCATCTGTGTCGTAACCACCAGATGTTATGCCTCGTGTATTGCTTGACGCACAAGCATTACCCACTGTTTTTGTAATAGTGTCACCAAAGTCAGTTGCATTTCCAGCAGTTGCAAACGTAACATAGTCCATAACATTCTGCGACAGACTACTTTGGCTATAACCTGCAACATAAATGCCTCTTGTGTTTGACCCGAAAGCTCCAGAATCATATCTGGCAAGCGTAAGATCACCAAAATCAACCGCATTAGCTGCCGTTTCTATTACAACCTTATCTATGTTTACTGATATAGTTCCAGATGTGGGGTAAAAAGAACTAAAAAGAGCGATAGATTGAGAATTCCCCGCCGTAGGCCACA